TCCAGGACAACCAGATCCAATTGGCATTGCACCTGTACATACAGACGGTCCTGCTAAAGAAGAAGGAATTATAATTGGCGGTCCTGCTCCTATGCCAGGATTAGGACAACAAGGCCAGCAAGACTCAGTTAACATGAATGTTACTATGAGCGGTTCTGGCGAAGGTGGCTTACGTAACATTATGAATATTTTACGCAACATTGAAGCTAGTGCGCCTGCCCATCACGAGCCAGCAGTACATCACGATGCAGAAATTTTAGTTCATCCTGAGCCAGAAATACATCATGATGAACCGGCACATGCTTCAGAACATGATGATATTCTGTTTGGTGATGACGAAGATCGTAAAGTAGCAGAAGAAGAAGAAGCCGCAGTTGCCGCTACTACTGCTACTGATCAAGAAATGTCAGAAGTATTTGATGACGATAAAGAAGTGTGGGGTAATAGCGCACACGGTGATAGCGGCCATCACGTAAAAGGAATTGACGCTGTAACATTTAGCGGCAACGATATGAATAGTAAAGGCAAAATTAGTCCACTAGCTCGCGCTCCAGGATCTAATACATTACGTAGCCCAATGGAAGAATCATTGTCCAAAAGACTACAAGAATTATACACCGAAATTAAAAATAGATAAGTTTCGTCGTAGTTAGCACCCTGTCCAAGGTGCCAAATAGACTCTTCGGAGTCTATTTTTTTCGGTAAATAGTTTTATGGCAAAATCATTAGACGGCGTCTTAACCAAAAAAGCGCACAGTAAAGAAAAGTTTACAGAACAGCAAATTCAAGATTTGTTGGCTTGTTCCAACCCCGCCGATGGATATCTTCACTTTGCTAAAAACTTTTTTCACATTCAACACCCTGTTAAAGGTAAAATGTTGTTCGAGCCTTACGACTATCAAATAAGACTGTTACACAGCTATCATGATTATCGCTTTAATATTAACATGCTTCCACGTCAAAGTGGCAAGACAACTTGTGCAAGTGCATACTTACTATGGTATGCCATGTTCCATCCAGACCAAACCGTTCTAGTAGCGGCGCACAAGTATACCGGCGCACAAGAAATTATGCAACGTATTCGCTACGGATACGAATTATGCCCAGACTTTTTAAGAGCGGGCGTTGTAAGTTATAACAAAGGGAGTATCGATTTTGATAATGGCTCAAGAATTGTATCAGCTACTACTACCGGTAATACTGGTCGTGGTATGTCAATATCCTTATTATACTGTGACGAGTTTGCGTTCGTTCAGCCTAACATTGCAACAGAGTTTTGGACTTCAATCAGTCCAACACTAGCAACAGGTGGTCGAGCAATTATCACATCAACACCTAATAGTGACGAAGATGAATTCGCTGTCATTTGGAAGGAGTCGCAGGATTTATTTGACGAGTTTGGTAATACTAAAGAAGATCAAACAGGACGAAATGGATTCCACGGATTCCGTGCCGAATGGTATGAACATCCAGATCGCGGAGAAGAATGGAAGAAAACAGAGATGGGGCGTATCGGTGAAGAACGATTCCGTCGTGAATATGGTTGCGAGTTCTTGGTGTTTGATGAAACGCTCATTAACAGTATTAAACTTAATGAATTGCTAGGAAGAGAACCTATACAAAAAATGGGACAAGTACGTTGGTGGAAGAAACCTGAAGCTGGCAAATTATATCTTGTAGCATTAGATCCTAGTTTAGGCACCGGAGGAGATTACGGTGCTATTGAAGTATTCCAAATGCCAGAAATGATACAAGTAGCAGAATGGCAACATAATATTACACCTGTACAACAACAAGTTAAAATATTAAGAGATATATTAAAATATATTTCAGATGAAATAGGCGGTGAAGCATTTAATCAAATATACTGGAGTGTAGAAAATAACACAGTAGGCGAAAGTGCGTTAGTTGTCATAGAAAATTTAGGAGAAGAAACTTTCCCAGGATTGTTCTTAAGTGAGCCATTACGCAAAGGGCACGTTAAAAAGTTCCGTAAAGGATTTAACACAACTTTTGGTAATAAAATCAGTACATGTGCTAAAGTAAAGTACTTGATTGAAGAAGATAAAATGACATTAAACAGCAGACCATTAATTAGCGAACTTAAAACATATATTGCCGCTGGCGCTAGTTTTAAGGCAAAAGTAGGCGAACATGATGACTTAGTAGCCGCATTATTGCTAGTAGTACGTATGAGTTTGTTGCTAGCAGAATGGGATCCAGCGGTATTTGAACTAATGCGGGTGGCTAGCGAGCTAGAAGAAGAACCATGGGACGCACCGTTGCCCATATTTGTTTCAACAGGTATGTGATAAATATAACATGAACACGAATTTAGATAAAATTGCATTAGATCTATACGGAAAAATAAAAACACGTTTTCCTAACATTAAAATGGGCGATGAAAACGCCACCGTTTTAAGTAAAAAAACAGATATTCCACACGCTCGATTTTTTGAATTTAATTACGAAGATAATGGAAAAAGTCTAGGAACCGTTGCTATTACTTTAGACGAAGATGATGGCATAATTGTACAACTTAGCGGAAAACTTGCTGATAGCAAGCATACCGGTGCGTTTAAATTTATTCGCAGTTTTAGACAATTTGCAAAAGATCGTTTACTAAAATTTGATGTACAAAATATTGGCAAGAGCGAATTAGATAAAAGAGATTATGAATTTCAAGCAAAACCCAAGGAACCAGAACCCATGGAAACAATGATGGAAAGTAAGATGTATGGTACTGCTCGCATGAGTTACCAAGACTTAGGAGAAGCAAGGTTAATTGTCAAACACAGTCAACCAGTTAATCCAGAAGTTGCCGCAGGACGCACAATGCATATTGAAGGTATCTGGGTAGAAAACGCAGACGGTGAACGTTTTAAATATCCTTACAAGCATCTTAATGGTGCTCGCGCACTAGCTGAACATTTAAAACATGGTGGCAATCCGTATGATGGCATTGGTCAACATATTTCTAGTCTCAGCGAAGAACTAGCACAGTTACGTAAATTTAAAGGCTATGTTGGTCGTAATGATGCATTGTCAGAAGCAATGGGCGACATTACAACTAAAGTTTTTGAACGTATTGAAGCAGTTAAAAAAGAAATACATAATTTACAACGTCCTGCTTATTATACACAATTTGCAGAATCATTTAGTGCTCAAGAAGAACAAATGATTCCTGAAGAAATTATGAGTGACTGGATTGATCGTTTAACAATCCGCACATTTAACGAAGATTTAAAAACAGCATTTCCATATATTTTCCGTTTAGTAGGCGAAAATATTCCTGTTAAGTCTGTTTCTCCAGACGACTTGCTAAGTGAATTACGCTCAGAAGAAAAAGACGAAAAAGGCAACGTGGTTCGTTGGAAAGAAGAAGGCGAGTGGAAAAAAGCTGAGAAGAAAGACGGCCGTGGTAAAGTTACTAATTTAAGTGACAAAGCACGCCGTGAAACAGAAAAACTAAACAAAAAAGACGAAGCATTAGATCCGTTATCTAGATTTGAATCAGCAATTAGCAATATATTAGGTGAAGATGACGAAAGCCAAGAAGGCGAAAATACATTGTTTAGTCCTAACAGATCGACACAACAAAGTGCTATTGATAAATTCAACGAAATCATGAAGACTGAATTAAAAGGCGGTCCTAATGGTATTAATATTATTGATAGTTTGAAAGGTCTTATCGACGATCCTGCATTTTTAGAAAAAATGAAAGATATCGATCCTGATTTGGATGCTCGAGGGGCGATCCAACAAGAGTTAAATGCAATGGCAAAAGATGATACTGAAATTGCAAGAATTATTCCTTTCTTAGACTTTAAAGGCAATGAACAAATCGGCGGAGAAGAAATGCCACCAGAAGGTGCTCCTCCAGCTCCAGATGCAGGTGCTATGCCTCCACCAGATGCAGGTGCTATGCCTCCGGGAGCAGTTCCTCCAGGTGCTCCAGGCGCTCCTCCAGCTCCAGGTGCAGAAGCTCCTCCACCAGGAGCAGTTCCTCCAGGCGCTCCTCCAATGGCAGAAAGTGCATCTCAATCTAAACTAATTAAAGCAATACATGTAGCTAAAGAATGTGGTGCAAAATTAGATACAAAATTAGATTTTGGAAATAGAGAAATGACATTACACGATTGTATTCGTGAATGTGGAATGAATCCGCAAGACTTTGGATTCGACAAACCTAACGGCGAAAGCGGAGCCCAACAAATGCTTAAACGTATTTCTGGATTCTGGAACAAAGAAGAAGGTAATTTCACAATTGGTGGAACTCGTGCTAAAACAATGTTAATAAAAGCCTTTAAAAATGGCGAGTTTGACAATGCAACTGAACAAGATTTACGTCAAGTGATGAAGCTAATTGATAAAAAAGATCCTAGTTCAAATCCGCACCACAGTGGAGAAGTTAATCGTATTTCTAGTCTAGCAGGAATCGACAATTCAACACACCATGCAAGTAGTCCAATAGATGCCATGAAAAATATCATTGGCAAATTAAATTTTTAATAACCATAGAAGGTATATATCATGCAAAAAATTACAGAATCAGAATTAAAAGCAAAAGTATCTAATCTACGAGAATACATCGCAATCGTAGAAGCAGAACAACCAGTAACAGAGTTCTGGAATGAATTAGGTCAATGGATTGGCAGTGCGGCCGGTGTTGCAACAGCACCAGTCAGAGCTGCCGCTGATGCAGGACAATGGATTTATAACAATGCAGGCCAATTAGTTGACAAGGCTACTGGCGCAATCAAACAAGGTGCTCAAGCAGTTGGCAATGCAGTCACCGACGCGGCCCAAGATGTAGCACAAGGTGCTCAACAAGGTTGGCAAAATACTGATCCAGCAAAACTAGCACAAGGTGCAGTTAACGCTGTGTCAGGACAGTCAGCCGCTCCAGCAGGCACTACTCTTAAAACACCAGACGAAATTAAAGCGTTCCAAAAAGCTAACGGATTAACACCAGATGGCATTATTGGACCTAAAACACAAGCCGCTATGAAGACAAAAGGTGTTACTAGTGGTGCGCCAGCAGCCAAGCCAGCAGCCAAGCCAGCAGCCAAGCCAGCGGCTCCTGCTCCGCAAGGTGCTGTCCAACAAGGACAAAACCCGAACATTAGTGACGCAACACGTCAGGCCGCCACAACAGCAACGGCTCCTGCTCCTGCCCCTGCGGTACAATCTCCAACACCAGATAACAAACCTCAACCAACAGGCGCAACTGTTTGGGCAGAATCTTCTGGATTCGACGAAGTTCAACGTTTGGTAAGTTTAGTACATTACAGATAATTTAGGTTACAACAATGGATGCTAATATTCTTATTGAACGTGCTCAAAGACTAAAAGCCTTAGTCGAAGCCGATATTAACATTGACTTGCGTGGTGGCGGCCGTGCGGCAATGGATAAAATTAATCCTGCTAATTTTAGTAATGAAAGGGATTATGCTCAGGCAGTTGCGGCCGCTGGCAACAGTGCGCAAGCAGATGCCTTGAAAAATTTAAATTTAAATGATCCAGCATCTATTGCCAAATACAATACACCTGTTGCGCAACCTACTGCGGCTCAACAAGCTGAATGGAGTAAAGATGCAACTGCTGATCAAAAGGCAGATTGGCGTTATGGCAAACAAGGAGCCGCGGCAGCACCGGCAGGCACTACTAAACCAGCCGCTGTCAAAGATCCTAAAGTATTATCATTACAACAAAAATTAATAGCACTAGGTGCTAAAATACAAGCAGACGGCATTATGGGTCCACAAACACAAGCCGCAATGAAACAGTATGGGTTGGACATTAATGGCAATAGTACTGCTAAGAATGTTGCGGCACCTGGACAGCCGCCAGCTACATTGATGAAAGATACACCTGCTGGCCAATTACAAACACAAGCCGCACAACAAGCTAAAGCCGCTTCGGATAGAAGTGCTACAACAACTGATCCAAACAGAACCAGTTTAAATGCTAATATACAAGTAGCTCAACCTACGGGACCAATTGCTCCAACAGCAATTAATAATGGTAGCGGAGTTGGTAAAAATGCAACCTTAGATCCGGCACAAGCAAGTGCGGCTAAAGATGCTATGAGTGACCCGACTGTTAGTGCCAGAGATAAAGCATTTTTAGCTCAGATGCAAGGGAATACACAAGCGGCCGCACCTACTGCTCCTGCCGCACCTACTGCTCCTGCCGCACCTACTGCTCCGGTTGGCACAAAAGGACAAGCTAGAGCAAGAGCCCAGGCCCAACCGGTTCAAGAAAGTTTGAGCAGAATTATCGATTTGGCAAAATATCTAAAATAATATCACATTTAGAGCGAGATTTTACTTGCTCTGCTAAATAAAAGCGTATACAATAACATGTATGCGCTTTTGTTTTATGTAGATCATAAAGCAATATTAGGCAAATAAAAGCACATAAAGGCATATTAAAGGAGAACTATTATGGCAACTTTAGCAGAAATCAGAGCAAAACTTAAGGCATCCGAATCAAAAGGATCAGACAATCAAAGATCAGGCGGAGACAAATCAATTTATCCGTTTTGGAATCTTAAAGAAGGTGGCGAATCTACACTTAGATTTTTACCAGATGGTAACACCGACAACACTTTTTTCTGGGTAGAACGAGCAATGATCAAATTGCCATTCTCAGGAATCAAAGGTGAATCAGAAAGCAAAAACATCACAGTACAAGTTCCATGCGTAGAAATGTATGGCGACACTTGCCCAATCTTGGCAGAAGTACGTGGATGGTTCAAAGACCCTGCATTAGAAGACATGGGTCGTAAATACTGGAAGAAACGTAGTTACATTTTCCAAGGGTTTGTTGCAGAAGACGGACTCGGAGAGAAAGACGAAGAAAAACCAGAAAATCCAATTCGTCGTTTTATTATTGGACCTCAAATCTTTACATCAATTCGTGCGGCACTTGTCGATCCAGAATTGGAAGATTTGCCAACTGACTACGTGCATGGTTTAGACTATCGCATGAAGAAAGGTTCAAAAGGCGGCTACGCAGACTACTCAACATCAAGTTGGGCACGTCGTGAGCGTCCACTTAGTGACGAAGAACAAGCGGCTATCAAACAACATGGTTTGTTTAATCTAACAGACTTTTTGCCTAAAAAGCCAGGCGAAGTTGAATTGAAAGTTATGAAGGAAATGTTCGAAGCATCAGTTGACGGCGAACCATATGACATGGAACGTTGGGGTCAATATTTCAAACCAGCAGGTATGAGCCAAAACACTGGCGATCCTGTGAAGTCAACTCCTAAAGCATCTGCACCAGTAGATGATATCGATGAAGATGAAGCACCAGCTAAAGTTGCTAAGACTGCTCCAGCAGTAGAAGCAAAAGCAGAAGCAACTGGTGCAAGTGGCGATTCACGTGCCCAAGATATTTTGGCAATGATTCGCAATCGTCAAAAGCAATAAGCATACGGCTCGGGCCACTGCAACCTAGTTGTACGCCCGGGTTATCTTTTTAGGAGAATTAATTTATGGCCACAAAAGCCTTCGATCTATCGAAATTTAGAAAGACCTTGACTAAGAGTATTGACGGTCTAGGTATTGGGTTTAACGACCCAACTGATTGGGTAAGCACAGGTAACTTTGCTTTGAACTATCTAATCAGTGGTGACTTTAACAAAGGTATTCCTTTGGGCAAGGTTACAGTATTTGCTGGCGAATCAGGTGCTGGTAAGTCATATATTTGTTCTGGTAACATTGTTAAGAACGCACAAGAGCAAGGCATTTATGTTATTCTTGTAGACAGTGAAAATGCATTAGATGAAAAATGGTTACATGCATTAGGTGTAGATACTAGTGAAGAAAAACTTCTCAAGTTGAACATGGCTATGATTGATGATGTGGCAAAAACAATCCACGAATTCATGACAGAATACAAAGCTATGGAACAACGTCCTAAGGTCTTATTTGTCATAGACAGTT